AAGTATGGAGTAAATTTGGAAAAATTATGAAATTAACAGAATACCAAAACACTTGTGTAGAGAAAGCAAAACGCTATAAGAAAAAGAACATGCTCACAAAACTCTTTCGCGCACTATATATAGATACCTGTACTGATGGCTATATACCGGCAGCAGAGTTCGTAGCAATGGTTAATGAAACGAGTGTAATAACACCCAAAACAGGGAAACAGCCTATTAGAGATTGGATCTCATCATTCGAGAGAGACGTACTAGGTAAAGGTATTACAAAGGAAGAGCACAGATTAAATGTAAGGAAAAATTATGAAATATAAACTTACAGAGCATGATTACCTACTGCTGTACCCCCTACTATCGCCTAATAAGATATGCGAAACATTTAAGGGTCAGACTAAAAGCGCACGTCACATACAACAACTATACAAGCGTAAATTTATAGTAGATGCATCTATAGCGATGGACAACCTATACAAGAGGAGCTTTTCTATTGCAGATATAGACCTAGATGAGTATCAATGGTCTATTGCAGTTATGGACACTATCGCAAAGGAATTATGCGCGAGAATACTTACTATTCGTAATCGCTCAGAAAAATATAAGGAACTATTTTAAGTATGATAACTATTGCAGAGTCAGCATATGAACCTTTAGTGCGTAAACTAGCCGAAAGCCAAGATTGTGAAGGGATACGCATAGGCATAAAGACAGTAGGATGTAGCGGTTTGGCATATGTATTAGAGTACTCATATAATATGGATAGTGAAGATATTGTTATTCATGATAGAGGCGTTACTTTAGTAATAGATCCTAAAAGTATGATTTACTTGAAAGGCTCAGTACTAGAGTATCTTAAAGAAGGCTTGAACGAAGGGTTTAAATTTACAAACCCTAACGTAACAGCAGAATGTGGATGCGGTGAAAGCTTCTACGTAGGAGAACAACATGGCATACAGTAAAGAAGTATTAGATCACTATGAAAATCCACGTAATGTAGGCAGGCTCGATGAAGCCGCTACCGACGTAGGTACAGGTATGGTTGGTGCTCCGGCCTGTGGCGATGTTATGAGACTCCAGATACAAGTAGATGAGGGGATCATTACTAATGCAAAATTCAAGACCTACGGGTGCGGATCGGCTATAGCATCCAGCTCTCTTTTAACAGAGTGGGTTAAGGGGCGAACGTTAGACGAAGCTGCATCAATAAAGAATACTGAAATAGCAGAAGAATTATGTCTACCGCCAGTTAAGATACACTGTTCTGTACTAGCAGAAGATGCAATTAAAGCAGCAGTAAAAGACTATAAATTGAAGCACTCTCTATGAAGAAGGCATTAATACTTGCACTTGCAATACTCAGTGCGGATACAGCAGCTTCCCCTGAAGTTTCTGAAGATATACTATGTCTAGCAAAGAATATATACTTTGAGGCAGGGAACCAACCTATTGTAGGTAAGATGGCTGTAGCTGACGTTGTTCTCAACAGAGTAGATATGGAGGAATATCCTAATACTATATGCGGTGTGGTATACCAAGCACAGGAGCGCATAAACTGGAAAGGCAATACAGTCCCTGTCCTACACAAGTGTCAGTTTAGCTGGTATTGCGATGGAAAGCCGGACACACCCTATGATACTGCAACGTGGATAGAGTCTCTAAATATTGCCGCCACTTATGTGGAGCAAACCAAACATTTTAGGCTGTACGACGTAACCGAAGGGGCAACACACTATCACGCAGATAGTGTGTACCCCTATTGGGCGGATAGTCTGTCCAGAACTGTAACAATAGATAATCATTTATTTTATAAATAGTACTAAGCATCATAAAAAAAGTTCTTGACAAGATGGTAGTTTCTCCCGTATAATATCTTTTCAAATTTAGGAGAAAAACAATGTGGGCATTTATAGTAATCGCTTTGATTATTGGCTCAGCTAGCAATAAACAACTGACGCAGAAGTGTGAACAAGAAGTTGAAGACGGTATTGCAACTAGCATGTACGAATGTACAAGCTACTACCGCAATAGGTTGAAGTAAGTTGGGAGATCGGTTCTACCAGCAACAGATAGAAAAAACGGGCAGTTGCCCTGGACTCAAAACAAACAAAAGGAAGAAAAAAATGGCTTGGACAGACGAGAAAAAAGCAGAAGCAGTAACTATGTACGAAGAAAGAGACCCAACTCCTGAAACAAGTATGGAAATTGTAAAAGAAATTGCAGAAGAAATTGACGAGTCACCAAACGGTGTTCGTATGATCCTTACCAAAGCAGGAGTCTACGTTAAAAAGACTGCCGCAGCTAAATCTAGTGACGGAGCTAAAGCTACCGGTACTCGTGTATCTAAAGCAGCAGCTCAAGAAGCCTTGACCGCAGCTATTAGCGACGCAGGTAAGTCAGTAGACGAAGAGATCATCTCTAAGCTCACAGGTAAAGCAGCACAATACTTTACCACACTGCTCTCAAACGAAGACTAGTAACACGTACCCTGCTAAGGCAACTTAGCAGGGCTTTTTTACGCCTTTAAAGTATTAAGTTCAGCAATGAATATTGCTAACATTACACAAAGGATATCTATAGTGAAAAAGCAAGAACTGGCACGTCTAGTGCATAACTATGGGGACGCTATTATAACCTATAGAAGCGAGCGTTCCAAAAAACTAAAGTACAACGTCTGTACTTTAGACTTCAGCCCTCCTTATATACAAGGTAAAAAGAACCGGGCAAAAGAGACAGAGGACACTCTTATCTTTTTCTGTTGGGACACCGACTCTTACAGGTTATTACGCCCTGCAAATGTAGTAAGCGTACTTCCTCTAGCCTCCATCTTAAAAAATGATAGGCGATCTTAATGGACTTGCACCAAGCCCCAGAGGCTTACTCCCGTGTAATACATTATGATACAGTAAAAGAGATTCAAGTTAGGCTAACCATTAACACCTTCCGAGGCATAGAGTACCTGCACTTGCGTAAGTACTACCTTGACTTTGACGAAGAATGGCAGCCTACACCAGAAGGTATAGCAATGCCCTTGGACTTGACCAATTCTAGTGAGTTATTCATGGGTCTGACAGAAATACTTTCTCTAGCAGAATCTAAAAGTACTGTGGAGGAACACTTTTCAGAACTAATTGGAGATCTGTATAAATAGTTCTTGACAATATAGCTTAAATTGCGTATAATATCTTTTCAAATTTAGGATTTAAACATGCAGAAGTTTTTAGATAGAGCAAGTCAGTTATACTACGAAGGCAATCCTCTCCTTTCAGATGAGGAGTTCGATCGTCTAGCAGATAAGCATAACTACAATAAGGTTGGGTATGAGGTTACTGATGCAGTAGCTCACGCATATCAAATGTATTCCTTACAGAAGTGCTTTGATGTTCTAGCTGCTCCTCTTGCTATTAATTCCTGCGTGAGTACTCTTAAATTAGACGGAGCCGCTGTATCTTTGTTATATGTAGGTGGAAACCTTGAACTAGCTCTCACTCGCGGAGACGGTATTCAAGGCAGAGATATTACTAGTAAGATGGCAGAGCTAGTTCCTACTCAGATTTCTACGCTCTCTCTGGTTCAGATAACAGGCGAGGTAGTAGCTCCAAGTAGTGTACCTAACTCTCGTAATTTCGCTTCGGGGTCTCTTGGCCTCAAGGGGCTGGAAGAGTTTAAGACTCGACCCTTGGTATTTGTTGCATACGATGCTACACCTCACTTAGCTGATAACTATGCTTGCTCTCTTGAGTTATTGCATAAATCTGGCTTTAATGTCGTGGATCGCTTCGATGCAACTGACTACCCTACAGATGGAATAGTGTATCGCCTCAAATCAAATGAAGATTACGATAATCTAGGGCATACTTCTAAGCATCCCCGAGGTGCTTTTGCTCTCAAGGAACAAAAGCAAGGTGTGGAAACTACTCTTGAAGATGTCGTATGGCAAGTAGGTAAGAGCGGCGTAGTTAGCCCTGTAGCTATACTAACTCCAGTTAACATAGGCGGAGCAGAAGTAGCTAGGGCTACACTACATAATATCGAGTACATAGAAGACTTGAATCTAGAAATAGGCTGTCAAGTAGAAGTTATACGTTCGGGAGAGATCATACCTCGCGTTGTGAGACGCATAGATTGATTGCTACCTTACGAAAAATAGATCTTGACAAATAACCTAAACTATACTATAATAACTATTCAAAATGAGAGGAACAAGAATGACCAGAATCGAAGCTCCAACAAACTGCCCATCATGCAGTTCGGTCTTAGATCTGGTCAATCACCTTCTTTTTTGCAGAAACACAGCTTGTGGTGCTAAGGTATCCAAGTTAATAGAGCATTTTGCAACTACCTTGAAGATCAAAGGCTTAGGTCCGATGAGTGTTCAAAAGCTAGGGCTAGAGTCTATAGAAGACTTGTACGCTCTTTCTCTTGAAGACTTGACAGAGAGATTATCAAGTGTAAAGTTAGCAGAGAAGCTGTATCTAGAGATAGAGCGATCTACCAGTGCTCCTTTGAATGTGTTACTACCGGCTTTTAGCATTCCACTAATAGGTAAAACTGCCTCTGAGAAACTGTCCAAAGTCTGCACAGATATAAAAGAACTAGACTACGATATGTGTCGAGAAGCAGGTTTAGGAGAGAAGTCCTCCCTTAGCCTATGTGAGTGGCTAAACGAAGAATTTTATTTTTACTCTAATTTGCCGTTTAGTTTTAAGTTTGAGAAGCCTCAAGCAGTCGCCACTACCCAAGGCGTTGTTTGCATAAGCGGTAAGCTCTCCTCTTATAAGAGTAAAGCCGAAGCTCATAAAGTTTTACAAAAGCTAGGGTATGTCGTTAAGCCTAGCTTGACGAAGGACGTGACGATCTTAATAAACGAAAGCGGCATTGAGTCTGCTAAAACAAAGAAGGCCAGAGACTCTGGTGTTCAAATTATAACTAATATTTTAGACCTAACCGGAGAATAAAAAACTATGTCCCTACCTAAATGGACTGAAGAAAGAACTGCTGAACTTACTGCTTTTGTCGGTAACGAAAGCCCCGTGTCTCAAGCAACTGTAGCCGATGCTGCTGTAAACTTGGACACCTCTACTCGATCTATCTCTAGCAAATTGCGAAAGATGGGTTTTGATGTAGAACTGGCTTCTGCTGGTGCTGTCAGAGCTTTCTCTGACTCACAGGAAGTCACTCTTGCAGCTTTTGTCTCTGACAATAGCGGCGAATATACTTATGCTGAAATCGCAGGTCTTTTCGAAGATGGTGCCTTCTCTGCTAAGTCTATTCAGGGTAAGATCCTGTCAATGGAACTAACTTCACATGTTAAGCCCGCTCCTAAAGTAGCGTCTGTTCGTACATACGCTCCCGACGAGGAGGAAGTCTTTGTATCTATGGTACAAGATGGCGCTTTCGTTGAAGACATCGCAGCTAAACTAGATCGTTCTGTGAATTCTATTCGCGGCAAAGCTCTTAGCCTACTGCGTTCCGGAGATATCGACGCTATTCCCCGTCAAGAAACTACCAAAGGTGCTAATAAAGCAGATCCTTTGGCTGAGTTAAGCGACATCGGCGGAATGACTGTTGAAGCAATTGCTGAGTCAATTGGTAAGACTGCTCGCGGTGTTAAGACTATGCTAACTCGTCGTGGTATCAGCGCTGCTGACTATGACGGTGCTGCAAAATCTGCTAAAGCCGCTGGCTAATTAACCAACTACTTAGTAGTTAACCGAGGTAGGTTTCTGTATAGGAGTCTGCCTCATTTTTTAAATCAAATGAATCGGGAGAATTTCATTGAACATTGCTAGTGCTCTAATAAAGCAAGTGTTAACACTACAGGACTTTGAGACCTGGAGCGTTACACACAAGCATTACTTACCTAGCGAGTACCACAGTCTTTACAATATAATTGATAAGCACTGTGAGACGTTTCATAAAATGCCCACAATTGATGATTTAAAGTTTGAGATTCGTGATTCAAGTACTAGAGAAAAGCTGTACGCTGTGGAAGCCCTTGAGGTAGAAATAGATGCGGACTCACTTCTCGAATACTTGAAGAACGAATACACTCAAAAAGAAATTCTGAACTCACTTGAAGATTACGTCGAACACTCTATCTCTTTCGAGAATGCACAAGAGTCTGTAGACCACTTACATCAAATCGTCCTAGACGTTGAAGATAAGGTTGATCTTGAAGACCCCCAGGAAAGTATGCAACGTATTGACCTGTTCGAGGCAGATGAAGACTTAGCTAAATATATACCGCTCGGCCTCAATGAGGAGTACGACTTAGACATCCAATTCTCTCCTAGAGATTTGGTAATGTTAGGTGGTAAACGAGGGGCAGGTAAGTCTGTTATATGTGCAAACATTGCAAACAATGTCTATGACTCTGGTAAATCGGCTATGTATTTCACTATTGAAATGGATAGCCGGTCTATTTTACAAAGATGCTGTGCTATCGCCACTGAAATCCCTTTCTCACGAATGCGTACTAAGAATCTTAGTGTTACTGAGTGGGAGCAGGTTGCTACATGGTGGGCACAACGCTTTACGTCTGGACAAGACCATCTGAATGAATATAAAAAACACCGTGATTTTGAGAAGTTTCATAGTAACCTGAAGACAGGAGAGTTGTTGCCAACTCAACAGTTAGATGTTATCTATGATCCTTCCCTCACACTTGCTAAAATTCGAGCAGAGCTTGATAAAAAGGTTAAGCACTTGAATGTTGGTGTTATCATAGTAGATTATATTAATCAGGTAAAGAGATCTTCTCTTCCAGGTCGTCAATACGACTGGACAGAGCAAATAGAAGTAAGTAAAGCATTAAAAATAATGGCACAAGAGTATGACTGTACTGTAATTTCTCCGTATCAAACTGATGCTACTGGTGAAGCTCGCTTTGCTAAAGGTATTCTCGATGCGGCAGATGCAGCGTATACACTAGAAACATGGGATCATGAGGACGCTTGTATGACTTTTAACTGCGTAAAGATGAGAGCAGCTTCAATGCGCTCCTTCACTTCAGTAGTAGATTGGGAGACCTTAAAAATCGGTCCCGATAGCGCTATGACTCCTCAAGAAAGAGATGACTCTACCCACAAGACGGGTGAGGAAATCAACGATTTATAGGAAGTGTGGAGGCCTTTGGCCCCTCCCGACCATTGCATGCCTCCATGCTTCCGACCTATTAAAAACCAACAGAACTGCAGTAAGTTCGATCCTAATTAAAAATAATTCTTGACATTTTAGCTTCTCTTGCGTATAATATACCAATACTTTGAAGGAGAAACAACAGATGGCAATTACGTTCGGCAGCTTACGACACACTACCCACGGTAGAAAGCGCAAGGCTTTGCCTAAATCAAAATCATATACTCCTAAGTTCCAAGAGCTAGTAGTAGAAGATTCTTGTGTACGAGAAACTCCTTACTACCC